GCGTTCTGAGCCGCGATTACTAGAGCGCAGCGTTGAGGGCGTGCATGATGATATCGATCACGGCACGCTCGTCGTCGGGGGCGAGCGTGCCGGCTTCGGGGTCGGCGAAAAGCAGGCCGCGGCGCACAATGGCGTTTTCGGCGAGGCGCAGCCGGCCCTCGAAGAGGCGGGCGCGGGCGAGAATGCGCTTGCCTTTCATGCGAAAAGCCGCCAGGCGAGGCCGCTGGCGACCAGGGCGGCGAAATAGAGCAGCCAGAAACAGCCGGCGGGGGAAAGGCGGCCGATCATGGGCGGAACTCCTTGACGAAGGCGGGCTGGGTCAGCCAGCACGACGCCTGCGAATCATGGAAAAAGCGCGCGCGCTGCTCGACGCTGGGGGCCGCCTTGCAATACCCATAGCCCAACAAGCCGGGGCGCGGGGCGTTGGCTTTTTCGGAGGGCAGGTAGTGGGCGCAGTCGCGGCAAGTCATGCGGCAAGGCTACGCGCGCGCGCGCGGGGCGCGCATGGGGAAGCGGTTCGGCAGTGGGGAATGAAAAGCCCCGCTCGGGGCGGGGCTGGTGTGGTTAGAGGTCGGGCGGCGGGCTTATTTGGTCGGAACAGGGGTCAGGCGCCGTTTTTGTCGCCTTCCGCGTGCGAAACGCCAGCCAGGAACGCCTCGCGCAGTGCCCAGCCATACCACGCCGGAGCCCCGCCGACGTTCAGGTCGGCCGCGTCCACCACGCGGTCAACGTAGGCCATGGCGGCGCGCACGTCTTCGTGCAATTGCCCGTAACCCGCGGCGCGCTTGGTGTGCTCGGGCGTCAGGTCACGTTTCGGGGGGTTGCTGGTTTCTCGCTGCATGTCACTCTCCATTATCGGGTTCGTTCGCGCGGTCGATTTTTTGGCGAACCCAGGCGGCCCCCCCGAGCCGTGCGAGCTTTTCGCGCTGCGGTACGGTCACCCGCAGGGATAGCGTGACGGTTTCCTCGCCCGGCTTGACCGGCTTGCGCCCCTGGCCCCTGCCTGGACCGCCCCTCGTGGTTTCGGTCATTCGTCATCCGCCGCGCTTTTCAATAGCATGCTTAACACGCGGTCGCTTTTCATGCGCGGCATTTTGCTGAAGATTGTTGTCTGCTGGGCGCGGATTTTGAAGCTTTCAACGGTGCGTTTTCTGCGGATGGATGGCGATGAATTAGAGGGCATTTTAGTTCCCGCCGAGCCAGTCGGCGACCCGCGTGAGTGCATCTTCCGCGACCTTGGCGTCGACTCTCATAAACGGCGTCCCGCGCCATGCGTTTTCGCCATCGTCAAGAATGCGGTAATGAATTTGTCCGCCATCGTGCATTAGCGGAACACGCACCTCGATCTCGTCGTTGCTGGCGTATCTGTAATCTTGCGCGTCCATTTTTATTCCCCTTTGCGTTTGCTGTTTCGATGCTGTTATTGTAGCGCGAAATCAATCGAAAACCAAGCAATTTCTGTGGTTTTTTCAGAACAAGGCCCCCTGCAACATCGCCCCGCCACCCTCCTCCAGCGGCGCGTTGATGATTTTCTCGACCTGGCGGTAACTGATCGGGCGGAACTCGCGGACGAGGACCGAGACGGCGCCGCGGCCGCTGTGGCCTTCGGCGAGCAGGGCGTCGTAGCGCGCGACCATGTTGCGGTTGCGCTCGGCGCGGATGGCGGCGGCACAGAGGGCGATGTAGATTTCCTCGCCGGCCATCGCCGCGCTCAGTTCGCGGGTCGCGCGGTCGCCGATGACTTCGGCGAGGGCGGCCCAGGTCTCGCTGGTTTCGGTGGCCGGGATGCGGATCTCCTGCCCGCCGAATTCGCGGACCAGCGCCGTTGCCGGCCCGTGGCCGATGATGGCGATGATTTCGGCGATGACGGCGGGGACGGCCATGCTAGATGCCGTGGCGCTTGCAGTACATTTCCAGCGCCTGGTGTTGCGCGTCAGGAAATAACTGGCGCGGGCGTTCTGAGCCGCGATTACTAGAGCGCAGCGTTGAGGGCGTGCATGATGATATCGATCACGGCACGCTCGTCGTCGGGGGCGAGCGTGCCGGCTTCGGGGTCGGCGAAAAGCAGGCCGCGGCGCACCATGTTCTCTGTTCCGAACTCGTGGTAAGTGGCATATGGACGGTCAAAACCGATAGTCGCACTCGTTGAGTCTGACTCGTGGCTTGAGCCCGCGAGCATGTCGCCGAACCGGTCCAGAATGCTCCCGCGTCCACCCTTCGGGTAGGTTTTCACCGTGGCCGGCTTCCACGGCTCCCAGGAAACGCCGAGCGGGTCGCTCTGGGTTTTGAAACGGTCCCTGACGCGGTTCTCCATCTTCATCCCGATCGCGCTCATGATCGGCGTCAGGTCGCCAGTGGCCTTGTGGAGTCTGTGCAGCAGATCGTCCAGCGCTACGCTATCGACGGTAACGTGCAGACTCATGACGTGCTCCTATTTGACTGTCGCTCTCGTTCAGCTACAATGTAATCACCCTGACGGAAGGGCGCGACAGCGGCTGGGACTGGCCCGATAGCCGCCTGAAAGTTGACCGGAGATCCAGTTTTCGCCGGAGCTTGATCCCCTTCCATCAGCGGCCACCATACACCAGGTCTCCGATGCGTAGCGCATTCATGCCTTTTCGGTCGCGCTGCATCATGTTCCAGAACACGCTTCCATCTTCCGCGACCTTGACCAGCACCAGCAGGTCGTACCTGCTTCCGGAGAACAGTTTCACGTAACGGTTGCGCACAGAACCGTCGTCGTATGCCACAGCCCATACCTCGGTCGGCCTGAGCAGGGTTGGGAGCACGAAATTAGCGAAGCGTTCACGCTGGTCGGCCCGTTTTTCGACGACATGCGGCAAGCTCAGGACGTCAATTTCGACCCTCTCAACCGGGGTCGATACCGTAATACCCCCACCCTGTTCGATGCCCATTGCGCGGCGCATTGCCTCGACCGCTGCGGCCTTGTCGGCGGCGCCGCCCAACAATTCCGGCGCGGGTTCGGCCCGGTCAGCCATCGCGCGAAGGTCAGCCATCCCGAGATCGCTCCACGTTTGCTGCCCTTCGACTGCCCGTGCGATATTCATGCCATCGCTGACTGCGGCTTTCGCCAACCCGCTCGGCGCCGTCGCCAGCTTTTCACGGGCGACCTTCTCCAGTCCCGCCTGACGGGTTCGCGCCAGACCCGGGTTGTAGTCGAATCCGGGGGCGATGCCTACCGGAACCTGGCTCACCTCGCCGGTACGCTTGTTGGTCCATTCAACGAACCGTTCCGGCGGGGCTTCCTTGTTGAACGGGACGCGCTCGACCCCCGGAACCTTCTTCACCGTGCCGTCCGGGTTGTATTCGTAGGGCGCGCGGGTCTCGGAATAGCCCTTGTCGTACTCCGCCTGCGTCAGGCTGACCACACGGCACCGGCAGCGCCAGGCGTTCGGCGGCCAGTGCTTCTCCCAGAACGGGTGGTCAGCCGGCAGGACCAGGTTGTTCCAGACGCGATGCGTCGCCCGAACCTTCTCGTCGCCCCTGGTGATGTAACGCACATAAGGATGCGTTTCCCGGTTGCGCCAGATGCGCTCCCAGTCGCCGGCGCTGTAGGCCATCCGCGTGTTCGTGTCGAAAATCAGCTTGAGGCGGGCATTATCGAACCGGGTGACCACGGTCTCGCCGCTCACCGGATCGAGCACGTTGATATCGCCCCACCAGCCCTCCTTCTTGAGCAGATCCTTGATATTGCGCGTCCAGTCGCGGCGCGAAAGATCGCCCTCGACCGATTGCGTGATGCCGTCCTGCACCGCCTTCAGGATATCGAGGCGCGCCAGCCGGCTCACCGTGAATTGCTGGCCGTGCTCCTCGTGCCATAAATCCTGCCACGAGAAGGTTTGCGTCAGTTGCCCGCGCCCCTTCAGGTAATCGGCCGCCTCCTGAACCTTGAGCCTTTGCAGATCGGCGAACTGCTGCGCAGCGGATTTTTCCGTGGTCATAGGAGCACAATCAGGAGGAAATCATCGTCATCGTTGCGCGGCCTCCATGAATTGCGCCCAACCCCGCGCCCGCCGCCGTGGGCCGGCGTCTGGTCAGGCGGAACGCCACCACCACCCTCCCAGGCGCCGGCGCGCCAGGCATTAACCTTCCAGGCGCCGGGCTTCCAGGAGGTCAGGCTCATGCCGGACCCCACTCGTCACCGAGCACGCCGGAGCCGGCGAGCTGCACGCCGTTGACCTTGGCCACGTCGACCGGAATGGAATTGGCCTGCAATACCGCCAGCACTTCGGCGGCGATGGCCGCGGCGCTCGGGCCGCTGCTGCCGCTGGTAGAAATACCCTGCGCCTGCACCGGGACGGTGTAATTGACGTTGACCTGAAACGTGCCGAGCGTCGGCACCACCGGCACGCCGCCGCCCTCGACGAACAGGTTGCCGGTGATCGTCAGGTTGTGCGAAGACTCCATCGGCCGTACCCGCCAGGCGCCCTGCAGGAAGAAGTACGGCGGGATCGACAGCCCGCCGCCGAGATCGTCGCCGCCCACCTGGCGGAAAACCGCCCCGTATTTGGCGTTATCCGACAGCGCCAGCCAGTCGGCCGAGCGGCTGTACAGCTCGGTGGCGGTGACGCTGTCGCTATCGAGGATGATCCGCTTCGTCGCAGGATCGAAGGCGATGGTCATCAGGCATAGACCCGGTCGACCTCAGCCACCAACGACAACGCGATGGTCTTGGAGCGCGTCAATGAGCCCGTCGCCGCAACGAACTTGCCGTATCCGGGCCGGATTCCGACCAGCGTCACCGGGCGGTCGGTGCCGCCGGTAAAGCCGCCCTGGGTGTTGTTGTCGTAATCGTAGGTGAAGGCGATCGACGCCCCGCTGATCGTGCCGGCGATCGGCGTCGCGCTGGCGTCGTTGACCGTGATCGCTCCCGCCTCGCCGTAGTCGTTGGTGGCGCCAGGCGGGCTGGTGAAGAACAGCCGGTAGCTCGATCCGGCGCCGATCAGCGGGCCGTTGAAGCTGATCGTTCCGGCCGCGGTGTACGGGTTGGTGCGCTTGGTGTTCGAATCGTCGTAGAACTCGATGCGGTTCGAGTCCGCCGACAGGATATTGTCGATATAGACCGATTGCGACGTGACCAGGGTATCGCCGACGAATGTCAGCAGGTCGGACTGGATCTTGCCTACCTTGCTGCCGGCGTCGCCTGATGCGTTGATGTCAGTCGCCTGGCGCAGCAAGTACTGGACCTTGGTATAGATCTGCTCCAGCGTCGCGCCATTGCCCTCAATGATGATCTTGAAGCTGCGATTGCTGCCGCCGATGCTGCGCGTCTGGTTCGCCGTGTAGTAGCTGACGGTGATCCCGCTGTATGGCGCGCCGGACATGGCGCCGTCGGCCGCCTGAATCTTCAGGTCATCGGCGTTGGAGATCAGGAAGTTCTGCTTGTTGGCGCCCGTTGCCGTCGAACCGGTGTCGGCCAGTACCGAACTGGCGTAGCGCTTGCCGTACTCGCGGCAGAACGTCTTGGCGTAGGTGCGCTTGTCGAAGTTGCCGTGCGAGGCGTCGCCATAGACCTTGATGCCGACGTTGAACTGGTCGGCGAACGGAAAGTTCGTCGGCGCATCGCTGCTCGCCAGGTGGTAATACGGCTGCGCCCCGCTGTTGACCGTGCCCAAACCAATGAAGCCGGCGAACTGCTGGGTAATCGCGCTGCTGCCGTTGTATTCCGACCAGCCGCCATCGCGCAGCATGTTGCGCGTGGTGTCGTCGTACCAGGTCCAGGTGCTGTAGGTCGCGCCGTCGGTGCCGATCGCGTACTGGCCGGATAGCGCGTCGATGGCGTACATCGGGAACGGGGAATCCTGGTAGCCCGCCGTCGCCCACAGATCGACCAGCTTGGAATAGACCGCCTGCAGCGTGACGCCGTCCTTGGCGACCAGGTTGCCGGCGGCGACCAGTCGGATGGTGCGCGCAGGTTCGTCGATGACGATCTCGGTGTCGACGTTCAGGGAGGATTTGCTGGTGAGTTTGGCCATGATGTGGCTCCGTTAAGCGTAATTGCGGTCGACGGCCTGCTGCACCGGGATTGATGCGCCAGCGAGGCCAAGCGTGAGGTTGCGGACGGCGAACGGCACGAGGCCGGGCTTGTAGATGCAGACATCGACGTTGCTGACGGCGTCCGGGTCGTAGTTCCACGCGTAGGACGTGCCGCCGTAGCTGTCGAGGCTGTTGAGGATGGTTCCGGTGCCGGCCTGCAGGATGACGATGTCCGATCCGGAGACCAGTCCGCTCAGCGTCAGGTAGGGCGAGAACTGCGGTTCGTCGTCGATCTGCGCCGCGAAGTGCAGGGACGGCCAGCCGGAGAAGGCCGCCTGCACGCCGACGGCAGTTTCGGCCGAGGCGACGATGGCCAGCCCCTCGCCGGGGTTGAGCGTGACGCCGCTCTTGCGCACGCCGATGTCGGCGTTCACATGGCCGTAGCCGTGCCCGAGCATGTCCTCGGCGGCGCCGCCCGGCTTGTTGATTTCCATCTCGGGAAAGGCGATGCGCAGCACCGGGCCGTTGAAATCCTTGGTGTGCAGGTAGTTGAAGCCGCGCGGCGTGCCGGCGGTGGTGTCGGTCATGTAGTTCTCGGGCACGCCGTAGGGCACGAAGCCGACATCGGTAAACACGGTCAAGGCGGAGAGCGCCGGGTAGGTCGAATCCATCGGCGTCAATTGCGCCTGAATCTGCCGGCTGCTGTCGGACACGTCGGTGCCATAGACCTGCCCGACCGGCACCAGGCGGAGGTAAGGCGTGTCGGTGGTGCCGACCTCCTGGATGCCGAGCGCCAGCAGCTTGACGACGCTGGCGCCGGTGTTTTCCAGCGAGAACAGCGACAGGCCGGGGCGCGTCGCGGTGACGTATTCCCAGGTGACCGTCTTGCCGTCGATGGCGATCTGGGCATGCACGCGCACCGGCATCGAGGCTTTCACGGTGTCGGCCATCAGCACGACGGCCGTGTTCTGCGGCACGGTGATCGGCTCAACGACGCCGACCGAAGCGCCCATCGGCGCGCGGATCAGCCCGCCGCGTGCATTCTTGCCGCCCAGACGGCCCCACGAACGCTGGTTGTTGAGGGTGTTCTGCTTCCCGGCAGCAGCGCCCGAGCGCAGGGCGACCACGCTGCGCAGGCGCGCCGTGTAGGCGTTTCCGCCACCACCACGGCGCACGACCACGGTCGCCGGCAGGGCGACGCTGCTGTCGTGGCGCGATGCCCGAGCGTTCATGGACTCCCCGCTGGCCGAGGCGCACTGCCACAGCGTGGCATTGGCCGTCGGCACCGTCGCGCCGGCCACCGACTGTACCGACAGCTCCAGCGAGCGCAGGGTCAGCTTGCGACCCGACCCCGAGGTATTGACCAGCGCCAGCAGCGCCTGGCCGAACATGCTCTGCCAGTTGGCTTCGGTGGAGAGGCGGTATTGGCGCTTCATCTCAGCCGATCGGCGGCAGTGCGGCGTGCTTCAGGGCATCGACCATGCGCCCGATGTCGGCGACGCTGACGTTGGCCTGGGCGGCATGCAGCACCGGGCTACCCGGTTCCAGCCAGAGCACGACGGCCTTGGCGTTGCCGGGCAGCTTGGCGCGCACGTCGTCGAGGAATTGGCGGGCGTCCTTCATCAGGACACCGTGAACTCGAAGGCCACGTCGAGGATGCCGACCGCGTTGGCGCCCGGCTGCAGGATATGGATGCCCTCGCTGGTGTTGCAGACAAAGGGCTCGATGTTGGAATCGCCGGTCGAATCCCAGATGCACATCAGCGGCACGATGCACTGCAGCTCGTCGGATGTTGCCGACGAAACTGCCGGCTCGTCGCCTGACCACATGATCTGGCGGAAGGCGTTGTCGCCGGTATTGGTGAAGGTGCCGCCGGTGACGCAGGTCACGCTGGTCAGGTCGACGCCGGTATTGCCGGTGTCGTGCGCAACCGGCGTCACGGCGGTCCCGGCCGACAGGGCGCTGATCTTGCGCAGCAGCATCGAGGTCAGCACGCCGGTGACGGCCGAGGTCTGGTTATTGAGCACCCAGGCGCGGTACAGCTTGACCTTGCGCGTGGCGTGGGCGTTGAAGATGCCGAGCAGCGACTTATTCGAGGCGAAGGCGATGCCGGTAGCGTAGGCGGTGTAGGTTTTGGCCATGAGAGGCTCCTTTACGGGGTCGGGTTGTCCAGATCGACATCGACCTGGGTGGCGCGGGTGATGTTGCCGTAACCGTCACGCTCGACGGTGGTTTCCGTCCGGCGCGGCGGGGTGGTGACGTTGACCACGGTTTCCGGGACGTTGACCGTGTTGTGGATGACCGGCGCCGGCGCTTCCGGGGTGGTGACATTGACCACGGCCGGCGGCTGCTCGGGCACCGTGAAGGCGTTATGGACGATCATCGTCGGCGTTCCCTGCTCGGGCACATGCACGTCGTTCTGCACATTGACCATGCCGGCCGGCAGGTGGATGTGCACCTCTTGCGGGCGCGGCGGCGACGCCTCGGCGAAAGCCGCCGTCAATGCGGGCGCCGCGCTGGCGGCATCCTCCAGGCCGATCCCGGCATTGCCGGCGAGGCGGGCGATCGCCGCGGCATGCGTCAGGCGCTCGGCCAGCGCGTCCGGGTCCATCAGCGCGAGCAGTTCCGGCAGGCGGGCAATCAGCTCCGCCGCCGATTCTCCCTTGCGCGCCGCCTCGTCGAGGGCCGCCTGCAGGGGCGCCAGCAGCGGATCGAGCAGGGGCTCCCAGTCCGCCAGTTCGGAATCCACAAGCGTGTCGATGGCATCGCGGCTGGCCGCCCGCGCCGCCTCGGCAAAGCTTGCCGCCGCCTGCTCGCCGGTTTTCCGGGGGTTTTCGCCGTCGACCGCGGGATCGGCTGTTTTGGCAGTCGCGGCAACACCGGCAAGGGCCGGCGGCAGCTCCGGCGCCGCCTTCTTGCGCCAGCCCTCGCCGTACTTCGCCCGCACCGCCTCCTCGGAAAGCTCGAAGCCCATCTCGGCGACGTTCTTGTCGGCCTCGCTCTCGGCCTTCATGTCCTCCTCGGCGCTGATGTCGCGCGCCACCAGGCACGGCGCCAGGCCGTTGAACTCGCACAGCCACTGGATCAGCGTCGAATTCAGCGTATCCGACAACAGATCGGAATCCGCCTGCACCAGGTCGAGGCGCGTCGCCTCGCGTTCCTTGCTCGCCGCCGCCATCGCCCCGCCGCCGTGGGCGCGCGGCTCCTGGCCGATCGTCACCTCGGCGATCCAGTCGTCCATGTACTCGCACAGCGATTGCTGCGTCGTCACGCTGCCGGTCAGCTTGCTCTCCAGCAGCTCCAGTTGCATGCCTTCCGGCGTCATGATCACGCCGTCGTTGCTGATCGCCCGCAGCGCGTCGAACAGCGTGCCCTTCTCCTTCGGCCCGGCGCCCTTCGGGTAGCGTCCCCACGGCGTCGGCGAACCGAAGCGGTCATTCAGTTTGTTCCAGGCGATGATGCTCTTGCGCTTGAAGAAGACCGGCCAGTACAACTGCAGCCCGAGGCCGGTGCCGTAGGGGTTGTCGTCTTCCGGGTTACAGCGGTGGACAATGAACTTGCGCGCCGGCAAAGGCACGCCGGTCAGCATGTTCTCCTTGGTCAGCATGCGCAGCTCCGGCCCGCCCTCGCCATCCGGATTCACGTAGACGAAACGCCGCTGCCGGCGCTTGATCACCCGCGCCGGCACGATCAGGCCGTCGCGCACCGTCCACACGATCTCGCTCACCGCAAAGCCCATCATCAGCGCATCGAGCAGGTCGCGACAGATCTGGTCGAAATTGATCGCCTTGAGGACGCCGGTCAGCGTCTCGGCATCGGCGGCGCCGGTCTCGGCGATCGGCGTCACCGTATACGGCCGCCCGACCAGGGCGCCGATGCGCTTGTCGAGCATCGCCGCCACCTTGCCGTCGCGCTTCAGGTCGCGGTAGATCTCGACGTTCTGGCCCTTCTCCAGCAACAGCGGGTCGTTCGTGCGCAGCACGCCCATGTAATCCGTTTCGAACGGATCGTGGCGCCGGTTGGCGATCTCGGTGCCGAGTTCCGGCTTGACCGCCGGCTTCTTCGCTTCAGCCATTCAGGAAACCCTCGCTTTCGCTCACGATGGCGCGCGGCCCGTCGCTCATGTATTCAATCGGCGCCGCCGGGTCGCTCGCCGCGTGGGTCGCCAGCGCCAGCGCCCAGAAACGGTCAGCGTGGCCATCCGGCGTGCTCTCGGCGACGAAGCGGATATTCCCGGCCGCCGTCGTCACCTTCTGCACCTTGCGCAGGTCGGCGCGGATCGTCTGGTCGTCTGGAATGCGCAGCGCGCGGTCCTCCATCCGGCCTTTCAGCGGGTAGGCCAGCGCCTCCTTGACCTGCCCGGAGAAATTCACCGGCTCGACGCGATGCTCGCCGAACTTGTCCTGCGCGTCGTCGGCCCAGCCGATGCCGAGGCCGGTGGAGTCGATACAGATGCGGTCGCAGATCGCGAACCACGGGTAAATGATGTCTTCCTGCGCGCTCTTGCGCATGCGCTCCAGCGCGATCACCTTGCGCGTATAGAGCACGTCGCCGAGTTGCTCGACCACCCAGAGCACCGTCAAATCCTTCTTGCGCCCGATATCGACGCCGCAGAACAGGCGCCCGGCGAAGGTGTCGGTCACCTCGCGTTCCCAGGGCAGGCCGGCGACGTACTCGCAGCCGGTGATCAGCTCGTACTCGATGAACTTGCTGTCATCGTCGGCCGGGATGCACATGTACTCCTGGTCGAACGACTCGTCATCAGCGGCGCCGTGCTTGATGAAATCGAAATAAGCCACCTCGTCCATGTCCTGCTGCTCGGCATCGGCCGGCAGCGCCTGCTGCAGCTTGTAGAGAAAGCCCTGGTCGAGGGCGTCCTGCAAGGTGACGCGGTGCAAGCTCAGCTTCTTCGGGTTGCCCTTCTCGCGCGCCTCGCGGATCAGCCCGTTGAAGAACGAATTCGAGCCGCGGTGCGTGCTGACGATCTCCATGCATCCGCCCCAGGTGATGCCGGGATAGGCAATCGCCCACATCTTGCGTTGATCGCGGTGCAGCGCGAATTCGTCGAGGATACGGCTGCCGCGCTTGCCCGCCTGCGCATCCGGGTTACTCGACATGCTGTGGATGCGCCGGCCGCTGGCGAACTGCAGCACGTAGGCGGTCAGCTTGTCCTTCGGGTCGATCACTACCTCGCCGAGATCCTGCGCCGCCATGTTCATGAGCCCGGCCCACAGCTTGCAGTCCTCGATGAACAGCCGCGCCTGGATGTCGTCGCGGCTCGAAACCCACTCGTCGTGGCGCGCGCCCTGCGCCGCCACGCGCTCGGCGGCGCCGTAGGCCGTCGCCCAGCTGATGCCGATCTGCCGCGACTTCTCCATCAGCTTGAGGCGCGAGGTATCCTGAATCCAGCGCGACTGGAACGGCAGGAAGATCGCCTCCCGGTTGTCCGGGATGACCTTGGCGCGGCCCTTGAGCGCCGCCATCACATGATCCCCAGCGCCTCGCGGATCGCCCGCCGGGTTTCGTCGCTGACGCCGCCCTTGGCGCCCAGCGCGTCGAGCCTGGCCTTCTGCTCTTCCAGTAGCTTCTCGCGCGCCAGCCTCGCCACCGTCTGGCGTTCGCGCAGGTTCAGGCTGCGCGATTCCTGCGCCGCCTTGGCCGCCTTCGCCAGATCGAGCACGTCGCCGATCTCCGCCGATTCGTTGCCCAGCTGGTCGAAAGCCGCGCGCGTCGCCAGCGTCGTCACCGCCTGCGCCAGCAGCGCGCCGCTCTTGTCGTCGAAATCCTCGCCCAGCTCGGCAACCAGCGCCGAAGCCGCCGTCGCCATCGCCCGTTGCGTCGACATCACCTCCTCGAAGCCCATGCGGTAGCGCCCGAGCGCCGAACGCGACGGCGCCGTGCTCAGATCGGGAAAGGCCTCGCGCACGTCGGCGAACAGTTCGTCGAGCGTCAGCCGGTTCTCGCGCAGGCGCTTCTCGATATGCCCGCGCACCTTCGGCGGCAGCTTGTCGATGGTCGATTTACGCCCCATCTCAAGCCCTCGGCCGGGCAATGCCGTCGCTGAAGGCGCGGCCCTCGGCGACGTCCTGGCCGCGCTCGCTCAGCGTCGCCACCAGCACCGAGCCCGCCTCGTCGATCGTCACCAGACCCTGCTCCTGCAGCCAGCGCAACTCGGTTTTCACCTGGTCGCGCGTTACCGCGTGGCCGAACTGGTCGAGCATGCTGGTCAGCACCGAGCTGTTTGCCCGATATCCCGGCATCTCGGCCAGCACGCGCAGGCACACCAGGCGCGCATCCTTGCGCAGGTAACTCGCGAAACTCATGGCCGCTTTCCTTCGTTCAACAGGTAAGAGTGAATCAGGTCGATCGTCTTCCCGCTCGATGCGAACTCGCCCTCGATCCGCCGGATCGCCCCGGCCACATCGTCGATGCGCGTGTGAATTCGCGTCAGATCGCTGTGCGTCGGTGAGTGGCGCAGGCTGGCTTTGATCTCTGAAAGGTCTGCCGCGTCCTTGTCAAGGCGCGCGTCCATGTCGTTGCGCATGCCGATGAAGCGCGCGTCCATGTCGCCGCGCAGGCTGATGAAGCGCGCGTCCACCTCGTCGTTGCGATCGCCGTAGCGAACGTACAGCCAGACGCCGGCGGTCGCCAGCGCATTCAGCGCCTGGAACGCCAGCCCGGCGAAAAACTTCAATTCATCAATCCCCATGCCGCCCGCTCCTAGTTCCACGAAACACCCCGCTCCAGATCCCGCTGACACTCGATGCACGTCTGCACGCCCGGTAGCAGGCGTCGCCGCAGTTCGTGAATATCCTCGCCGCACACCGCGCAGCGCCGCGCCGAAGGCAACCGCGCCTGGCCGTCGGCACGGCGGGCGTGCCTGGCCAGCGCGTCATGGCGCATTTCCTCTTCCCGCGCCTGGGCGCGGTCGATCTCGTCACTCATGCAAACCATCCGTGAAAAACTCCCTCAGCGCGTCGATCCGCCCGCGGCAGGTGTCGTAAGCGCGCCGGGCGAAGGCGGCCCAGAGAGCGACATCGGTATCGGAGGCAGCGCCGGCAGCGGCGCCAGCAGGTTCGCCGGCGGCCGCGGGCAGGGCGGGAGGCCGGAGGCCGGCGGGTTCGTTGAGCAGGCGCACAGTGCCAGAATTGAGGCAAGGGCGGCCGGTAGTTGTTTGGCGCAAGGCATGTTGAGTCTCCTGTAAGGCGGCGTCGCGTTCCGCTTCGGCGGCGGCGGCGCGCGCCGAGAGCACCTCACCCTGGCGTTCCGCCTCCAGCAAATAATCCATGTTCTGGCGCAGGTCGGCTTCGCGCCGGCTGGCGTGCGCCGTCTCGATCGCCGCAATCTCGGCATCCTTGCGCCAGCCTTCGGTCACCCACCCGGCCACGAAAAACAGCGCGGCCAGCGCCGCGACGATCAGGGCCTTGGCCATTGCCGGGTTCATGGCCCGGCCCCGGCGCAGCGCGCGTTCTCCGCCTGCCGGCGGATCCACAAGCCGCCGCACAAGCGTTTGTTTTCCGGGAGGGAACAATCCTTCCCCTGGTAAAAGCGCCAGCGCAGGATCTCGGCGCAGGCGCCGTCGTAATCGCCGGCGTTCAGCCGCCGGACCAGACTCGATCCGCAGAACGCCCGCGGCCCGACGTTGTATGCCAGATCGACATAGGCGTCGTACTCGCCCTGCGTCAGCGCCACCGTCACGCACTGGCGCAACTTGCCCTCGTAGGCCTGCACGTCGCGCAGCGCCTTGCCCAGCGCCTTCGGTGGCGTCGTCTGGTCGCCCAGACGCACCGGCGAGCCGTCGTCGCGCGTCGTGCTGCCGAAGCCCAGCGTCGGCACGTCGCCCGGCACCGGGATGATCGCCTTGTCGCTGTAGCCCTCGTTAATTACCAGGCCGACCAGCGCCGCGCCCGAAAGCGCCAGCGCGGCAACGGCGGAGCGCGGCCGGCTGATCATTTGCCCAGCGCCTTCTGGCCGACATTGCCGGCGATGTAGGCGCCGACCGTGGCGATCACCACGGCGCTATAGACGCCGTCGGCGATATGGCCGCTGGCCACCAGTGCCGAAGCGCTGGCCAGCGCGCCCAGCGCCAGCAGGAACTTGCGCGATCCGTAGCGGGCCATCATGGCAGGCTCGCCAGGCGCGCGGCGACGAGGACGGTGCCGATCAGGAAGGTAGTGACCAGGATGCGCACATTGCGCACGCGCCGCGCCTCCCGGCTGAATATCGGCCCGTCGGTGTGGAGAATCCACAGCGCGGCCAGGCCGATCATCATCACACCATAGCCAATCCAGAAGACGGTGACGGGCGACAGGTTCATGGGCGCTTCTCCTGGACGAATTTCACCGGCTTAAGCCAGCACTCGCTGGTCCCGTGGAACAGCCGCGCGCGCAACACGGTATCCGGCGCCGCCTTGCAGTAGCCGTAATCGGTCAGCCCCCAGCGCGGCGCGTTGGCGGTGAATGAGTCGAGGAAGTGGGTGCAGTCGCGGCAGGCCATGACGCCAGATTGCCGCACGCGCGCGCGGAGCGCTCAGTAAAGCGTTTTATTTATTGCGCGTGGCCGGGAAGGCGCTTAATCGGGGTTCGCGGCACGCTGCCGCGTCCGATCACAAGGGGATGGAGAGATGAGTCCTGAACAGCAAGGCAATCATCAAGACCAGCACGCCAGCAGCAACGGCGCCCGCCAACACAATAAGCCATGGCTGACCAGGCCGTTCGCCACGGTCTCGCCACTCGGCCTTGCCGGTCTCATTTTTCTTGCCAGAGCGACGGAGGCCGTCGGCAACCTGATTCTCTGGCATTTCGGCCTTCTCAAGCTCTGCCCGTGCTGACTCTTCCAGCCACAGGCGCCCGGCGGGTGTCGGCCCGAGCCAGACCAGCCGCGTGATCTTGCCGTAGCTGTCGCGCCCCTTGCTCGGCGCGCCACGGCGCCCGTCGGCCAGTCCCTGGTCAATCAGCCAGCCGGCAATCTCGTAATCGGCCTCGCCTTGCGGGCCTTCCTGGAGCACGCGGCGCAGATCGTCCGCAATCATCATCCGATCAGAACACCCCATTTGCAAACATCTCTTCGATGCCAGAAAAGGATTGTTTCCATGCCTGACTTTGTTGAATCGCCGCCGCGTCGTCGCCCTGCTCGATCGCCAGTTGCAAGCGGGCGCTGGTCAAATAGAAGTCCTTCGCCAATGGGCGCAAGGCGCCTAGATAAAGTAGCGCAACGGCGTAGGCTTGCCGAGCGGCAGCGGCAGGCGAAGTGGCGTCTGATCCGGGATCTTGTCCGCTCGATAATTTTGGGCGCCGACCCTCCATGAGGTCGAGCATGCGGCTCTGCGAAAGCAGCACCAGGCCGAGAAACTCCTCGCCCCTGGCCGCTGCCTGGGCCGCCTGCTGCCGCGACCAGAGCAGCGCCTCGCGCCGCTCGGTTCTTTCCGCCTGGGCTTTGGCCAGCCGTGCCGAACCCCATTGCGCCAGGCCGGCCCCGGCCAGGGCGCTCAGTGTGGAGAGCAGGCCGACCAAAAGTGAAGTATCCATCGCCGCCTATTGGCCGCCTGTTGCGGTCGACGCCAGGACGAGGGCGAAAATCAGGGCGGGGCGGGTCATGCGGCTTTTCCTTTTCTCATCTGTGATTGCGCGAGGTAAGCGCTCGTCGTTTCCAGGGCTTTCTTGGCGTCTTCCGGCGCCGCCCGGTAGTTGTCGACCAGCGCCGATTCGCGGACGGACAGCGTCGTCGCCGCGCCGCTGCGCTGCCCGGTGAGGACGTAGTAGACGTCGACGCCAGACGGCTCTAGCGCCGACAGAAGCTCAATCGGACATCGCTGGCGCCCTGCAGAGATCTGCTTAAGCCGCTCAGAGTCCTTTTCCCCGGCCGCACGAGCGGCGGACGCCAAAGATAGCGCGAGCCTGTCTAGCTCTTCACGAAGACGGGTAGAAAAAATCACCAAATCAGTTGACATCGTCTATTTCTCTCTCCATAATAATCCCACTTCGCGACAATTTACACCACACAACCCACCGCAACGAGGCCCGTCATGACTACTTGTTCATCTGCGTCACCCCAGCGGCTCCCCCTGTCCGGTCGCGCCGCCGCTGCCCCATCCGTGCTGCCGCTGCTCGCCGCTTCCCTGTTCCTCTGCCTCTGCTCCTTCGCCCTCGGCCGCCTCCCGGCGCCGCTGCTCGCCGCCGCCCAGGCCCTGCTCATCGTCGGCCAGGCGCTGCTCGTCGCCGGCCTCTTGCGCCTGCGCAAAACGTCTTGATCAGCACGCAACTTACCACACGTCCAGCCCCATGAAAAACGCCCCGCACCGCCCCCTGCGCTACCCGCAAACCCCCGAGACCGCCGTCGCCGCGCTGCGCGCGCAAGGCATCTGCGTCGCCCACTGGGCGCGCGATCTTGGCCTTTCGCGCATGGCCGTCGTCGACGCCCTGCGCGCCAAGAACAAGGGTCATCGCGGCATGGCGCACCGCGCCGCCGTCGCCCTCGGCCTCAAGCCCGACCCCGCCAAGAAGCGCGCCTAGCCCCCTTCCCATCACCCCAGACCACAGGAGTTGAGCCATGAACCACGCCAGCGAGGCCGCGCCATGAGCGGCGAACGCTACACCAACGACGCCCAGCAACGCCTGATCAAGGTCCTGCTGACCCTCTTCGGCCACGTCGTCAACGGCCTGTCGCCGTCGGCGATTGCCCGCGAGGTCGGCTGCAGCGCCGCCGTCATGACCCGCGACCTCGCCAACCTGCGCGAGGCCGGCGTTGCCGACAAGGACGAGACCACCGGCCACTGGCGCCTGACCCCGCGCCTGCCGCAACAGGCGATCAAGGTGTGGAGCGCCATCGACGCCGCCGAAAAGCGCCTGCAGGAAGCGAAAACCCGCTTCAACCGCAGCCCGGACTAAGCCATGAGCAACGCGGACGAAAAAATGATGGAGCAGGTATTCAGCGACGCGCGGGCGGCCGTCGGCTCACACGCGCAGGTGCGGCGGGTGGTCCGGAACGTGGCGCGCTGTGCCGACGGCAGCATTTCCGCCGAGGAGGCCGGCTGCCTGCTGCTGAAATCGCTGGGCTCCGAACAAGCGGTAAAGGAATGGGTTGAGCACCACACCAACCAAATCAATCGCGCGCTGACCCTCTGGTACATGGCGGCGCGTATCGAGGCACACGAAACCAAAGGGAGCAAGAAATGACCGCGGGACGCACACCAATTGCCACGCCGGACGTCATTGACGTGGAAGCAGAGAATGATCAGCAGCAGATCGCGGGCGCGATGACTGTAATGCGCGCGGATGCACAGGCCGGGCAACAGGAGGCTATTGACGGAGTGTTTGCGCTCGGCCGCATGCTTGGCGCCGCGCAAATGGCCGGGTCGATTGCTTCAATTTCCGCCGTGGCGGAAATCCGCGCCTTTGAGGAAGTGAACAAATCCAAATCATTCAAGCACTTAAAAATTAACGTCGATGGAGAATTCCGCCAGGCGGAAAATATTGACGAATTCTGCCGCGCCGTTTTCGGCGGGCGCGGCTACAAGGCAATGATGGATCGAAGGGCGACGCTCCAGCGTCTTGGCGATGACATGTTTGAAAGCGTCAGCCGCCTCGGCCTCAATCGCTCCCAGCTTCGCCTGCTCATCAACCTTCCCGAAGACACCCGCAGCGTCGTCGAGGAGGCCATGCAGGCCGGCAGCCGGTCGGACGTGGTGACGCTGATCCAGTCGCTGGCCAACCAGCTTGACGCGACCCGCGCCAACGTCGCCGAACTCAAGGCCGACGTGGCCGCCAAGGAGGCGCGCATCGCCATCAAGGCGCGCCAACTTGACGAGGCGGAAGCAACCGCCTTCGGCTTCTCGCGCCTGCCCCATGACGAACAGGTCGACGCCCTGCTCGCCGAAGCGACCCGCATGACCAACGCCGCCCTGACGGCGATCAGCGGCCGCCTGCGCCAGGCGCTGGTTGCCCTGGAAAACCACGGCCAGTCAACCTCCGGGGTCAAGGATTTCCGCCCGCTCGCCGCCGGGCTGGTCGGCCAGATACAGAAGGCCGTCACCATCCTCCGCGATGAATTCATGCTCGACGACATCATCGGCGATGGTGTTCCCGAGTGGATGCGCGCCACCGCCCACCTCGTCGACGAGTAACCGCCATGCGCCATGGGCCGGCCCTGATCCAGTGCCTGGTGGAGACGGCTGCCGCCGCCGATGCCGCCGGCCATGGCGGCAAGGAGGCGGTCTATGCCGCCGCCTGCCAGCACACGGGCCTCAGCCGGGCCACCCTGATGCGCCATTTGAAGGAAGTGACCGTGAAAGCGAAACGCAAGCAGCGCAGCGATGCCGGCACCACCAGCATCCCCGAGACCATGCTGCAACTGGTGGCGGCAACGATGATGGAAGGCTACCGCGCCAACAACAAGAAGATCATGACCGTCGGCCACGCGCTCGAGATCCTCGCCGCCAACGGCCAGGTGCCGCGCGGTCGCGCCGATGCCGAGACCGGCGAAATCCTGCCCTGGTCGGCCAGCGCCGTTCTGCGCGCCCTGCGCCAGTCCGGCCTGCACCCCGAGCAGTTGCGCCGCGCAACGCCGGCAACGCCGCAGCGCAGCCTGCACCCCAACGACGTATGGCAGATCGACGCCTCGATCAGCACACTGTTTTACGTGCCGGAAGACGGCATCGCCGACATGTCTCCGGCCGTCTTCTACAAGAACAAGCCGGGCAATTTCGAGAAGATCAAGCGCCAGCGCCTGACCCGCTACGTCGTCACCGACCATTGCAGCGGCGCCATCTTCGTCCATTACGTCGCCGGCGGCGAAAGCATCGTGAACATGACCGAGAGCTTTCTGCGCGCCATCGCCGAGCGCCCCGGCCAGCAGATGTACGGCGTCCCCTTCCACCTGACGATGGACCCTGGCAGCGCCGGCGAGAGTAGCGCCTTCGGCAACCTGCTGCGCCGGCTGTTCGTTGAGCCGGTGGTCAATGCGGTCGGAAACGCCCGCGCCAAGGGCCAGGTCGAGAACGCCCACAACCTGGTCGAATGCGATTTCGAGAGCGGTTTCAAGTTCGGCCACGTGCCCGGCATCGACTGGATCAACGCCCAGGCCGCGCGCTGGATGCGCTGGTACAACAGCACCAAGGTGCACGGCCGCCATGGCCTGACGCGCTACCAGAAGTGGCTGGAGATCACCGCCGAGCAGTTGCGCGTCGTCGCCACGGGCGTCGATGTCCGCGCCGTCGTCTTCGGCAAGCCGGCCAAGCGCAAGGTCAATCAGTGGCTGCACGTCGAGTTTTCCGGCCAGGAATGGAAGGTCGGCCACGTGCCCGGCGTGATGATCGGCGAATTCCTCGAGGTCGTCACCAACCCCTTCGATGCCGCAGCGCTGCATGCCGTCGCCCACGACACCCAGGGCAACGAGCTGCTGATCGCCCTGGAGCGCGTCGAGAAGGATGAACACGGCTTCGTTGCCGACGGCGCCCTGATCGCCCGCGAATTCAAGGGCCACGCTGACACCGTGCTCGAAACCAACCGCAAGCTGATCGAGCGCCTGGCCACCGCTACCGACACCGACGCCGCCGCCGAAGCCGCGCGCAAGGTCCGCAAGCTGCCCTTCGCCGGCGCCGTCGATGCCTACAAGCACCTGGACGACGTGCCCGATGTCGCCACGCTGCCGCGCCGCGGCACCGCCCTCGAAGTCGCCGGCCGCGTCACCGCCGCCCCCGAGCGCACCCTGAGCCTGTTCGAAGTGGCGGCCGAACTGGCCCGCCGCGGCCTGGCGATGGATGCCGACAACAACCGCCAGATCGCCCAGTGGCACCCGCAGGGCGTTGCCGAATCCGCCCTCGATGACCTGCAGGCGCGCCTGGTAGCGCGTGCCGGCCTGCGTCTGGTGGGAGGTGGCGCATGATCCGCGACCTGCTCAGGCGTCACGCCATATCCCAGACCGCGCTCGCCTCCACCACCGGCCTCTCGCGCGGCTCGCTGCACCGCCTGGTCGCGCACGGCGAGCTGCCGGTGCGCGACCCCGGCGCCGGCCAGCGCGTTCTCGATTTTCTGGCCGAACGCGGCGTCGACCGCGCCGCCCTGGAAAACCTCTTTGCGCAGCACAAAAAACCGGCCCCGGACGTGCAGCAACACGCCGGGGCCATTCCCGAAGCACCCATCACGGAAACCCAGGAGGAAACCATGTTACTACGTTTTGAGTCGTTGTCACGCCAGGCCAGGGAGCACTTCGGCCTGCCGCGCTCGCCGTTTGTCGACGACGTGCGCACCCGCGCCGATGTCTTCGCCAGCCCGAACACCCGCTACGTGCGCGCCGCGCTGCTCGACGCCGCCCTCAACCACGGCTTTCTCGCCATCGTCGGCGAATCCGGCGCCGGCAAGAGCACGCTCGCCGAGGACCTGGAGGAGCGCATCGCCGAAGAGGGCCGCCAGGTCATCATCATCCGCCCCTACGTGCTCGCCATGGAGGCCGACGACCGCAAGGGCAAGACCCTCAAGAGCGGCCAGATCGCCGAGGCCATCATCCGCACCCTGGACCCCGCCGGCACGCCGCGCAACACCCCCGAGGCGCGCTTCCGCCAACTCAAGAACCTGCTCCTGGCCAGCCGCGCCGCCGGCTACAGCCACCTGCTGCTGATCGAGGAGGCGCACTGCCTGCCGAAGCCGACGCTCAAGCACCTCAAGCGCTTCCTCGAACTCAAGCAGGGCCTCGGTCGCCTGCTCGGCGTCTGCCTGGTCGGCCAGCCCGAGCTGCTCGGCCTGCTCTCGGACAAGAGCCCGGAAGTGCGCGAGGTCGTCCAGCGCTGCGAAATCGTCGAGCTGCTGCCGCTCGACAACGATCTCGACGCCTACCTAAAGCACAAGTTCGCGCGTCTGGAGGTCGCCGTCGACGACATCCTCGCCGCCGATGCGTGCGACGCCCTGCGCGCCCGGTTGATCCACATCCCGCGCGGCGGCAAACCGGCCGACGCCGTCAGCCTGTGTTACCCGCTGGTCGTCAACAACCTGCTCGCCCGCGCCATGAACGCCGCCGCCGCCGCCGGCTGGCCCAAGGTCGACGCGCAAGTGATCGGGAGGTGCTGAGATGAGCACGAACACCCAAGGCCCGTGGATTCCCGCAGTAAACGACGATGGGCCCTGCGTCCTCGACGCTTACGGCTACACCATCTGCAATCTTCCAAGCATGATCGGTATTGGCCTATCAATGGAAGAGCAGCGCATCAACGCCGAGTTGATTGCCATGGCGCCGGATCTGCTATTCCGTCTGGTGGCGGTGGTCGGCGCCTGGCGTCGCGTGCTCCGCGCCAGCGCCGCCGGCGAGGACCCCATTGTTGCGATTGGTGAAGTCGGAACCGCCCTCGGCGGAGCAGACGCGCTGCTCGACCTCCTAGCCGAATCCGGCGTCACCGTGGGAGAACCCTCATGACCGTCCATGCCGCCACCGCCAGCCATCACGACTGGCGCGCCGCCGAATCGAGCCGCGCCGCCGTTCTCGCCCGTCTCGACGCCGGCCTCGACAACCTCAAGGCCTGCGTCCGCTGGCTGACCGCCCAGGGCATCGCCGTCCAGGATGTCACCTACAGCCGTCATCACCGCCGCCCGCGCATCACCGTCGCCGCCTCGCCGCTGCTGCACATCCTGTTCTCCGGCGACTGCGCCGCCGGCCAGCACTGGGACATCGTCGCCGGGCGCACCGCCCACGACTACATCGCCGTGCGTTACGAGTGCGAGGTGCGCTGGTCGGAGGTGCTGTCATGAGCGCCGTCCGCCGCACCTTGCGCAACGGCCGCCGCCTCGCCGGCCGCGTCACCCACACCTACGACCTCTGGTATCGCCTCGGCTTCGGCTGGCGCCATGCCTGGCGCATCGCCGGGACCTGGCACTGATGGCCGCCGTCTTCACCGCCGAAAGCATCGAGGGCCGCATCCTGCTCGGGCTGCGCGCCGGTGCCATGGAAACCGACGCCTGTTACGAGCGCTTCCCCGGCTTCAGCCAAATCATCGGCGGGCTGGCGCGCGCCGGTCTCGTCGAACGCGGCGACGACAGCTACCGCCTCACCGATGCCGGCCGTGCCGCCTGCCCCTTCCGCAACCCCAGTGCGGCCAAGCCGGCCGCCACCGCACCCATCAAGGAGATTCAACCCATGCCCGCCACCGCCGGACTCACCACCGCCAGGGTCCTCGATCGCATCATCGCCGCCGGCCCGACCGGTATTTCGCCCAATGATCTCGCCGCCGAATTCGGGATCAGCAACAAGGGGATTTACTACCACATCAAGGGCATTGGCGCCGCCGCGCTTAAGACGCGCGGGTTGGTTGTCGCCGCCTGCTTCGTCAAGCCGGAAATTCCCGCCGAAGTCGCCGCCGAGGCTGAAACGATCGCCCAGGAGTACATCGACTTTGAGATCGAACCGGCGACGGAAGCTGCGGCAGATGGCGCCGCAATCGACGGCTTCGTTGCCTCGTTGCGCGAGTCGGGCAAGCAGGCGCGCCTCAAGGCTGCAAGGTTGTTTCTGGAGGCCCCCGAGGTTGCCGCCGTTGCGGAATCCACCCCGGAGCGCGTCGCCGGGCGTGCCCGTGACCTGCCGGCATACATCGACATCGACGACCCCGACCAGGTCGAAATGGCCGTGTTTTCGTCGGGCGGCATGGACATCTACTTCGACGACAACACCATCACCCTGGCGGCGCCGGTGCTCGCCAAGCTCCGCGCCTTCCTCGGTGTTTCCCAGCGAGGCCGCTGATGTCCGCCAACCGCAACCCGTTCGCCGCGCGCCAGGCGCGCATCGACGGCCTGATCCCCGGCTCGCTTCAGCACCAGATCCTGCTCGCCCTGCGCGCGCCCGGCGGCATGACCGCCGAACAGATTTACGCGCGTTTTGCCGCGCCGTCGACCGCGATGTGCCTGCTGCGCCGCGCCGGGCTGAT